GGCGATCTCCTGCTTGGCGTGGCTCGCGTTCTTCTTCCTCATGGGTTGGCTGTCATGACCAACTCACAGTCCAGCATGGGTGGGGGACAGGATATGGGCGTTCCGGCTTCGCCGTCGGGCTGCCAGCCTTCGGCCTCAGCCGCTGACGCGTCTTCGCGGAGTGGCATCCCTAACGCAGCGTGGACTCCGGGGCCTTGGGGCGTAGAGCATTTCGGCGGCAGCATCTACGTCGGAAAGCTCCGCTCTGGTGAGGGGCGCGCTGGCTTTGACGACATTCTCTACGCCACGGACTGCAAAGACTACACGGCGAGCGCCATTGCTCGTGAGTTGGCCAACGCCCGCCTAATCGCAGCAGCGCCGGAGCTTTATGAGACTCTGAGCGAACTGGCCGCACTAATGCGCGATGTAGTGGCGGGTAACTACAGCCCCGACAGCTTCACTACGCAACCGGCGGAACGAGCTCTCGCCAAGGCTCGCGGAGAGACGGCATGAGCGATCGCCTCATAACCGCTCCTGCGGACAGCATGACGGGCAAAGAGTTCCTCGATGCTCTGTTCGGCCCACCCCGCATGTCCCGCGATGAAGCATGGGAACGATCTCAGGCATGGCGTGAATGCGAAGAAGCCATGCGTAAGCGTGTCGGTGGATATTCTGAGCAGAAGGCTCACGATGATGAATGCCGTGCTCGCTATACGCAAAGGCTCGATGAGATTGCGGCGAAGTATCAGCTGACTGAGTGCCGTGGCGATCCGTTCCTGAAACGAGATGCGGCATGACGCGCTCGCGAGACAAAACGGACGCTATCATTTCATCCGGAATGCTGGCCGACCGACTGAGGCCGCTAGTGCTCGGCGGAGAGCTCTCCTGCCTAGATGGGACGCAGATGATTCCGCTGCACCGGGGCACTGTCAGCGCGATCTATCAGCATTTGGAGCGCTTGGCGTGCTTGGACGGCGAGGTGACGCTGTTCGCCTTGGATTGTGCCCTGCGGCGCGCTGACGAGCGTCACGCCGTTTCACAACGCGGAGACGCAGCATGACCGAAACAGAAAGAGCGTTGAAGATAAAAAGGGATCGGGACTTTTTGTCGGTGATCGACGGCCTTTTGGGCGATTGCGCTGACGCGCACCGTCGCCACTCGGCTTCGCCCGAGCCTGTAGTCTCGGCCCTTCGGGCGAGTGTCAACTATCGCAATCCAGGGAGGGCGGGTGTCGAGCTTAACAAGCGGCCCGCCAGCAATTCATGAAAATGTCTGGACTAGGCGTGGGCATCGGAAGCCAAATTGGCCTGCATTCGATGCTTGCGTTCACCTTCATCGCGCAGCCCGGCCGATGGATGTTCGCGGACTGGCAATTCGGCCGAGCGATGATCGCATACGGGTATTCGATTATGGCGTGGGTGCTCTTGTGCTCCCTCGTCGGCGGCATCCTGCCCGCCCTAATCCGGAGGACAGCATAATGGCGACACAAGCCAAGTTACGCGAGCCGACTGTCCAGGACGCGCTGGATGAGATCGACGCGAAGCGCAACATCGCGCAGCGCATCGCCGCCGTCATGGGCGAAGTGGACTATGTGCAAAAGGAAAAGAAGCAGGGCATGAACTATTCCATCGTGTCGCATGACGCGGTGACTGCCAAGGTTCGCCCGCTGCTCCACAAGCATGGCGTGGTCTATTACCCGCGCGACTTCCAACCGGTGCAGAACGGCAACCGCACCGAGCTCGTGTTCACCGTCCGCTTCGAGAACATCGACGATCGCACCGACTACATCGACGTTGCGACGATGGGCTACGGCGTGGATTCCCAGGACAAGGGCCCCGGCAAGGCAATCAGCTACGGCGTCAAATATGCCTTGCTGAAGGTGCTCGGGCTGGAGACGGGCGACGATCCTGACACGGTGCAGGACGATCGGGCTGACTATCGGCCGGCAACCAACGGCAACGGGCGCAAGGAGCATTTGGCAGCCCACAAGGACGATCCATTTCCGCAGGGTCCGGCGAAGAACCGCACCGTACTCAAGGATATGGGCCGCGCGTTCTGGCGCGATGTCGAGGCGTGCGGCGACAGCGACGAGCTCGAATGCCTGCTGGTGGACAAAACCAACGTTCAGCTCGTCAATCAGATCATGAAGGCGCTGCCCTCATGGTGGGACGGCGGGGTGAGCAAAGACACTGGCGAAGTCTTCGAGGGTCTTGAGGCGGTGATCGCCCGCAAACGCCGAGACTTTGAGCAACTGGAGAACGCATAATGAGCAGCAGGAAAGATATTTGCACGCCGCGTCAGAGCAAGGACGGGAAAACGTTCTGGACGCGCATCGGGACCGCGTGGTTCAACGACAACGGCAACATTCAGCTGGTGTTCGACGCGCTCCCGATCGCCGACAGCGAGGGCCGCGTGGTGGCCAATCTATTCGATCCGAAGGGCCAGGAACCGACACGGCAGCAGAGCCAGCAGCGGCAGCCGGCGCCCGCCTATGACGACGACGATCCGCGCTATCGCTGATGCGCATCGACGTTCGCCCTCGCAAGCGTAACGCACCGCGCCCAGCGTGGAAGGTGGCTACGGCCTACCACAAATGGCTGCGGGGGCGCGAGTGCTACAAGGCGGGAGACGGCCTCTGCGGCGGCAAGATGGAGGCGGCGCACACGCCAGACCCAGCTTCAAAGGGCATGGGGACAAAGGCAGCCGATCACAACGCAATTCCGCTCTGCTCGGCGCATCATAAACTCCATACCGACAAGGGTTGGTCGGCGATCGGCCTGACCCGTGAGGACGCGCAGCAAGTTGCGGCCGCCTACTGGCTCCTGTGGCAAGGCGACAAGGGAGAGCTGGCATGAGCGCAAAGGTCTATCTTACCTCGCCATATGCTCGTGGAAAGGCCCAGCGCCTCATTTCCGAGGCTCCTGACGGCTATGTGTGCGAGGTAAGGGAACCGAACCGCACCGACGAGCAGAACAAGATTCTCCATGCGGCCATTGATGACATCCGCTTCCAGGTTCCCGGCGCGGAGCAATGGTCAAAGGAAGAGTGGAAGCTGCGGTTCCTTCACGCGCTGAGGAATGAAACACGGTTCCTGCCGGAGCTCGACGGCAACGGCATGTTCCCCGTGGGCCAGCGAACGTCGGAGCTCAGCAAAACCCAGTTCAGCGCCTTGCTTGATATCGTGTTCGAGTGGGGCGGGAGAAACAATGTGGTTTGGTCAGATCAAGCGAGGGCAGCATAATGAACAGAAACCGAGAATATGTGACCCTGGCGTTGTGGGTCGCTTATGGCCTGTGCGCGTTCCTCGCGGGCAAGCTGGATAGCGTCTTTCTAGCAATTCCAATCGGCCTGCTCGGATTCATCGCCGCCATGCGAACGCTGAACGCAGAGTGAGGGCAGCATGAAACGCACCGCCACAAAGCTCCACCTCATTACTGAAGAGGAAACAGAGAGGGTATTCGGTAGCCGTGATTTCATTGCGAGGACGAGGAATCCCGCGTTGCGCGCTCCGGTACGCTTCGAGCCAACAATTAAGCGCGAAGGGGATGTGGTTCTATGACGGGCGAAGTGCGCAAATACTCTACGGTGTTCATAGATCGTGAACGCTATATCCCCGCAACCGAGCGGCCCGTTGACGATGAGGCTCGCCAGCTTCTGTCCGAAGTTTACGGCGCCCTCTGGACGGAGGCGTATTACGATCCAGCCAGTCAAGCAACGCGCGCATTTGCCAAGCCGTTAGCAGACAAAATGAGGATGTGGTGGAGGTGATTGGGCGCGTCCTTCGGACCGGGCTTTCGTCCTTCGGATCGAGCCTGCTGCGCAGTCTCGCCGGTTCCCGCTTCAATCCCTCGCGCGGAGATGGCGACTATCGGCGCGGATACCACAAAGCGCTGGATGACGCATTAGCGGTTATCGAACTCTACGGCGAAACAAACATGGAAGCATGTGGTGACGGCATTCTGATGGACCCTCTTCTGCGCGGTGGCGAGTTCACCGATGAGAATATGGCCCTTTCGCGCGAATGCTCAATTATGAGCACCATCCACTCTGCTCAATACCATGCCGCCGAACACTTAATGGAGGCGTTGCGGAAGCTTCGATGAACCGCTCCGCCCTTCCCAACTGGCCACGCCTTATGGGTGTTGATCTCGCTTCCGCCTATCTCGGGCTGAGCGCGACGACGCTGCGCGAGAACGGGCCAGCCCCGAAGTCTTACGGCAAGCGCCGGCTATACGATCGGATTGACCTGGACAGATGGGCGGATCGGCTTGGCGGGCAACCGCTGACCGCGCTAGAACAGCGTCGGGAGGCGGCGGAGATCGAGCGCCGGTTTCTGGAGAAGAGGAGGCGAGCATGATGCAGGATTTAAGGTCGCCCGAAGCCAAGGCGAGGGCTGAGCGCGAGTACGCCGAGCGTCGCGCAAAGGAGCGCAAGCTGGAGGAGGTCGTCGCCGAGGACCGCGCCAAGGGGGGCAGTTGGAGGCCCATCGAGTCAATGCCCTTCAAGGCTTATGCGGAGGGGTATAGCCGCGATGCCACGGTGCTGGTGACAGACGGGAAAGAGGTAGCGGTTGCGACCGTGAGCGATCGCGTTGGACGCCCCGTCAAACAGATCGAACCTCCGACCTACACGCTAACGGATGATGGCCCGATACTCATGGGCGGGAAATATGAAGAGTATGACCGCCCGCAGTGGTGGTTTGATTGGGAGTTCACTGACGAGCTGTCGAGCGATAGCGAAATGTGGGGCAAGGACGAAATTGACTTCGTGCCGACGCACTACATGCCTTTGCCGTTGCCGCCAAATGACTGAAACACGCCTTCCCTTCACGTATGTCATCGGCGGCAAATACTGGCGCTTCAGACGCGGCGAGTTGAAGGCCGCTCTGCCGGGCAGGCCGGGCGATCCTGCGTTCCACGCCCGCTACGGCGAACTGCTGGCGCACTCCAAACGGAAAGCGCCTGAGCCTGATCGCGAGAGCTTCGCGTGGCTTATTTCTCGCTACCGCAAGAGCGCCGAGTTCAACGCCCTGCGGCCGCTCACCCGCCTCGATTACGACAAGACGCTGGATCTGATTGTTCAAGAACTTGGAGAGCAGCCTTTCGCGCTCACCACCAGCAGGATGATTAAGCAGGTCCGCGACGACCACGCCGCCACCCCTCGAAAGGCACACAAGCTGCGGCAAATGGTTTCCAGGCTCTACAGCTGGGCTCAGGAAGAAGGATTGGTCGAGGGCGGCCACAACCCCGCTGCATCGATCAGGCGGCTGAAGGTGCGCCAGAAGGCGATCACGCCGTGGTCTGAAGAGGAAATCGCCCGCTTCCTGAATGAAGCTCCGACATGGCTCCAAACGCCTGTCCTGCTCGCCCTATGCACCGGCCAGCGGCGCGAGGATGTAGTTCGGATGACGTGGGCTGATTATCAGGGAGCATTCGTTCGCGTCCGGCAATCCAAGACAGGCGAACCGCTGGACATTGCGTGCCACAAGGTTCTGCGGTCGCACCTGTCATCCATCAAGACGGCGTTCGGAGGACCGATCGCTCGCAACGCCAAAGGGCGACCGTTCACTGCCAATTCGCTGAGCCAGGCCATTCGCCGGCAGATCGAGGGAATGGACGGCTTCCCGCGCGACCGGAGCATCCACGGACTGCGATATGCGGCGGCGGCCAGGCTGGACGAAGCCGGATGCACGCTTACGGAAGCGGTTGCGGTTCTCGGGCACCGCACCTATCAGATGGCTCACCGCTACATGGCTCAGAGACGGGCTTCGGAGGGCGCAATGCGTCGTCAGGAGCTACGAGGATGAACCGTGAACGAACCGAGAAACTGCTAAATCACACAGGATTGGCAGTGCTAAAACGGCCCGATGGCGGAGTGGTTACGCAGAGGACTGCAAATCCGCTTCCGCGGGCTGATTTCCGCGATAGTTCGCTAGTTTCCCCATCTGTTCCGCACGTGATCTTTCAAGGGCTTATGTGCCTGAGTGCTAACCGCGCAAGGGATACTCGCCGAATGGTGGAGACGCGCAGCGGCTCCATGCGAAGCACGAGTAGCCCGGTCCCGTCAGGGGCTGCGCCCAGATCCTACCTTCAGCAAAGGACTAGAGGACAATGATATCCAATAGTGGGGAGAGTGGGGGCGTGGCCGAGGAAACCTACGAGTACGAGGGGCCGAAATGTCCATACTGCGGCCTGCAATACACTGCTGACGAAGCCTTTTACTATGACGAGGCTAGGTACACGGAAGAGACCTGCGACGACTGCGGGCTGACGTTCGACGTTGCTGTTTACACCTCTACGACTTGGACTTGTTCACCCCGCGCGGCCCCCAACGGGGAGACGCCCAATCCAGGATCACAGCAGTGACAGACAGTGTTTCGGAAGAGCTGAAGGCGGATGAGCGCGAGCGTTCGCTGCAGGCCATTGGCGACGTGATCGAATATTGGCTCAAGTGGGTGACGCGCGAGCGGGATGACGAGGGCCTGGAAACGACCCCAGACACGCATATCATGCTCGCCAACGAAAACGCGCCTCCGTACTGGCCATCGGTCGGGCAACTCAAGCGCTGGCTCGAAGTGCTCCGTGCCACCCCGCCAGTCTCAGGAGATATGGTGGAGCGGGTTGCGAGGGCGGGAGCGCCAGCGTCATGGCTGAAATACGACGAGCTTAAGCGTGACGGGCTACCGATCCCAAATTGGCTCTGCGACATCGTCGCAGCAACGCTCGGGACCGCCCGCGCCGCTCTAACCACCTCACCCGAACCACCGAAGGGAGCACCTGAATGACGGGGATTAGCAAATATCAAGCAAATGAACTGGCCGACACATGGGAAGCGCGAACAGGCGCCGAGCCTGATCCGAAGGTGCGCTCGGTTCTTCGCGAATGTGCCGACACAATAAGGATGCTCGCCAGCTTGGAAATCGAGCCGCCAACATGTCCTCGCGCGCCAGAGCCGTTTCGCATGTGCCCCGATTGCGACGGGAGCTTCCCATGCCAATTGCCAGGAATGTCGCGCCAACCTTGACCGAAGGGAGCACCGGATAATGAGTGACGAACAGGATATGGGCGCTTCGCTTCGCGAAACCGGGACACTCATGAACGGAGTCGAGTTGCACCGTCTCCGCCCTCTCGGGTGAGTGTCCCTAACGCGGACGCGTTGCGCGCTGCCTTCATGGCGGGATGGCTCGCGGGACATCATGGAAACGAACCGAACGATGCGTGGTCGATATTTCTAGATAGCGTAGGAGGCAATGATGGGCGGTAAGGGAAGCGGGCGGCGCAACAATTACTACAGCCCCCCACCAAAAGCCTATTATCCGCCCGCGCCGCCTGCGCCACCCCCGAAACCGATCGAATACCAACTCGTCGATTTGCTGAGCGATGACGGCCTACCGGAAGAGGCCGTCGAAGCCGTGCGCGTGCTGCTGCCATTTATAGCAAAATGCCGACGCCAAGCGGCGTTGGCCGCAGAAGAGAGCGAATTGGCCGCGATACAGCACGATCTTGAGCGCGTTATGACGAGGGAGAATCTCTATCTGAACGCCCTGATGGAGATCACCGGCCTCGACGAGGGTGAGGCAGTCGGGATCGCGGCTATGGCGCTCTACGGTCACAGCCGCGCCCTGCCAAAAGTGTCTCCGGTCGCTTCCGATGGAGAGGCGGTGCCGGAGGGTGCTGTGTTAGACCGCCTTGAAGCCAAGGCGGCGTCAGGCGGTCACGGTGTTGATCTAAGTAAGATGACGCCGGGGGAGATACGCGAAAGGCTGCTGGGCGACGATTCCGCGTCAGCGATCGAAGCCCGAAGGGCGGAGACTTTAGGCTCCGTCGAAGACGAGAGCGCGGTCAGCGAAGCTGGAGACGCCCAATGACCACAGCCTCACCCAACACCCCAGCACAAGAGCTGATCGAGCGGTGCAAAGGACATACGCCTGCGCCGTGGAGAGTCGGTATCTGGAACGGCGACAAGAACAGGAAGCATGTCGTCGATATGCTCGGCAAGCCTGAGACGACCTTCGCGATGCTGACGGATCGCAATTCGATGTTCCCGCCAAGCGCTATCGTTCACAGTGACGGCGACCGTTGCGAGGTTGAGGCTAACGCTCAGTTGATCGCTGCTGCCCCATACTTGCTCGAACAGTTCCTCTCCAACTCCATCGAGCTGGAGCGCTACAGGGAGGCGCTGAAGCCGTTCGCGGAGGAAGCTAAGAACTGGCTCGGTGTCGCCAGCGAAACGGAGGTCGGCCTTTGTACCGATCCTCAGGTGGACTTGTCGCTTTCAAAGATCGTTGCTGGCGACTTTCACCGCGCTCTCGCCGTTATCGAAGGCGGCTCACCAATCACCGATCCTCGGGATGCTGGATAGATCATGGACGTTATCCGGCTCTCGCCCTGCGGGCCAAGCCACTCTACGGTGTCTTGGCGCTTCGCGCTTCGATCCGGCGTAGGGATTCTGCCGTGTACGCAATGAATGATCCGCGCTATCAGTACCGACCGCTAAGCAGTGAGCGGAAGGAGGCGTTGTCGCGCGCCCAGTTGCGCAGGCTCGGCGTGCCTGACGGGCATTGCCTGATCTATGGCGAGCACATTCCCGCGCACATTGCGCCGCGCGTGCGAGAGATCGCCCAAACGGAGGCGCGAAAGAATGGACGCGCTAAGGCCGAATTGGTTGCCGGGGCTTTTGCCGGAACGCATCTCGCCTATTTCATGCCGCACGTTACCCCTCCCATTGACGAGTTTGTGCTGGCCTTCTGGCGGCACATGACAATTGGGTGGCAATCGAAGCGGCAAAGGCTTTGCGGGGGATGGTACCCTACGCGCTATCGGAAAGGGCGAGGATGGCAGGCTCAGTTCGGTAGCTTTCGGTGCTACCCCCGCGGGACACCGGAGCTGTGGACGCCGATTCTCCCGCCTCGCGATAGCGATACTCGTCCGAAGGATGGAGACGCGCAGCAAGGCTCCACTGGCGAGTAGCGCGGTGCGAAGCAATCGCCCAAGACATGCCTGACAAGGAGTAGGAGGATGCCAGACACAGCTGAGCGGAGGATACGGCACATGCAAGGATTGGCGCGTTTACACCGTCTCCTTGGTGGGTCGCCAGAAACTCTTGTGGCGATCATGCGCGCCGATCAGGAGTGCGCCCGAGCCCACAGTAAGCGAAGTGATGGAGATGGGGGATGAGCTGGCGTTTTTGGGTTTGCTTCATTCGCGGACACACGCATAGCGGCGAGTTCGCGAGCGGATCAGGGCGCACATGGGAATGGTGCTCGTACTGCGGCGGTTGGCTCGGCAGCATGTTCCGCTGGCGCAAGGACCGCGTCCAAACTCAGTCAGGTAGAGATGATCGAGAATAGGCGGCTATTTCTCGCGGCAACCTTCGAGGATCTGGTTCAATCCCTGGCCCCACGCGCGGAGCTCGATCGCTGAGCCGGCGACGATCTTCAAATCGTCTTGCGCGCGACCCGTGAGCTTTCCGCCGATCCGTTCCGGCTCTTTCGGGGGCTGCTGATCCTTGCCAACGCAATAGATGGTCACATACCGCGGAGTCGCGCATCCGGCAAGTAAAATCACCAGTAAAACAACGCTTTTCTTCATAGCTCGTTCCGCAATTCGTCTAGTGCCGGGGTGGAGCAGTTGGGCGGATTCGGCGTTTTGATTATGCGCTCCTTGACCTGTTCGGCTTTCTTTCTGCCGTCGTCGGCGTGCTTGATGTTGCCGCTGGTCGTCGAGTGCTGCTCATTCTTCTTCGATGAGATTTCGCTGAGCTTGGCAGTGAGGACCGTGACGCGATCGGAGAGCTTGCCCGAGTGGATCTTCTCCAGCCACAGCGCGACGGAGAGCGCGAGGCACAGGGCCGTCACGCCGAGGCATCCGTATTTCCACAGCGCGCCAGCAATCATTTTACCCGCTCTTTCACGGTCGAGAACGGATTGAGCAGAGCAAACAGGCGCTTGACGAAGCGGCCCGTTATTGCGGAGCGAAAGATTATGCGCATGCCGCGGTGTCCTTCAATTCTCTGGAAAAGCTCAGCGGAGTGCCCGGCAGATAGGCGTTGACGAGCCCCACCACTTCTCCGTTGCTGTTGAGGATCGGCCCCCCGCTCATTCCGGGGATCACGTTGTAAGGACCGATTAGGATTCGCTTGCCGTCCGGTGCTTTCAAATAGGTCGGGTACAGCGCGATCCCCGTCTGAATCGGCAAGCCATAAGCATACCCAACCGCCCAGACCCATTCACCCGGTCTGAAGCCGTTGCAGTTGATCTTGAATCCGCCGAGCTTGGGCGTCGGGACATCAACCTCCGAGGAGTCGCTCTTGCGGTCCTCGATATTGTCAATAACGGGAGCCCCGTCGATCGTGCAGCCGTGCATCGTGGTCACATGGGCGACCGAGAGAAACCGGGTGCGTCCGACGCGAAAGGCTGTACCTTTGCCCTCTAGACAGAGAACCTGGTGGACAAGTGGGTAATGGACGATCTGGCGATACGTCTCGGGCGGAGCTGGCGAAGCGGACACAATCAGAGGCGCAACGCCCGCCAGTGCGAGCGCCTTGATGAACACGGCCATGTGGCATTCCCCCGGTGGGGCTCTACTTCTCGGCCGAGCCCTTGGCCTTTTCCCACGCGCGCACCCATGACAGCGCGCCGCACGCCGCGACCCATGCCGCAGCCTTGTCGAACTCGATTGGCTTTCCGGTCTTAAGCGGAATGACGATCAGGTTGACCGCTCCGCCGATTCCGACGCTCCACAGCATGAACGGCCGCCACCACTTGCGGCAGACTTCCAGCAACGCGTTTTGAGCACGGGCGAACAGCTTCACCCAAGCTCTCCGAGGTAAAGCGAACGCTCGTCCTCACGGCGCTTCACGAGGCCCTTCAGGACTTGCCCGCGAGCCTTATTCCACAGCAAAAAGGCGTTCCCAGCCCCCTCATAATCGCCCTTCTTGTGCTTCTTCAGGACGGTGGAGGTGGCGAAGGCGTTCAGGCCGATGTTGAAGCTCAGGCAGACCATCGCCGAAAACTGGTTATCGTTGGTCGGGACCATGTCGGTCATGGCTTCCACGCCCGTCTCGAAACGCTTGAGATCCAGCATCAGGAAGCGCTCAGCCTCGCCGGGGGTGATAATCATCCCCTCCCGCACATGCGGGCCCGTGCTTCCGTACCCGATCGTGAGGACGCCGGCGGGACAGCGGTAGGCCTCCAATCGAAGGCCCTCCGCGCTCTTGATGAGCGCGAGCCCGAGATCATTGATTTTTCTGGCCATGTGGGAACCCTCCGCATGTGAGCGCGTTGAGGTGCTTCCGGGGGCGAGGGATCGCACCCCTAGTTTAGTGGCCCGCGAGCGAAGTAGGTCAAGCGCGGTTGGGTCTTCCCCCGCCCCGTGCTCGGTGACGTGAAAAGCTCGCGGGTCTTTACATCTCAGATGTTCTGTATATGTTCGCTCGGGTCAGCGTGTCATGACTGGCGCGGCCCTCAGTGACTCCGAGCAAGAGATGCTGAGGGCCTTACGCTGCCGAGCGCTTCCCGAGCCGCCAGCCGCCGCATTCCTGGCACTGAAGCCGCTCGGTCTTGAACGCTCTGGTCTTATGATATCCGCGGCGCTGCATGTGGCCGCTTCCGCAGTTGGGGCAGTCTCCCCGGCCCATGTGCGGGTGGTCGCCGATGTACGGGCGAACCCTGTTGTAAAGCTCTTCGGTAAGGCGAACGTCGCCGGCACAATAGCGGGCCATCTTCGCCTGCGCTTTCGTATCGCCATTCAGAACCTTGATCCACAGCTCCAAGCCCTCATGCTTGACCTTCTGGCCAAGTCCCAGCAGCGGTGCGATGTAGTCCAGCTTGTTGCAGATGAAGCCCATCTTGCGGACGGCCTTGTAGATGTCGATCTGCGTTAGTTTCGGGAGCGGAGGGAGGCCCGCGACCATGAACGCCCCGGAGAGCTTGGGAATGTCGAACGAGGCCCCGTTGTAGGTGGCGACCGCATCGCATTCGCACAGCGCCTTATGGGTGAGGCGCAGCATCTCGCCGTAGCCGTGCTGCCATTCCGACAGGACCGTGACCTTGCGCTCGTCGGACCACTTCATCCCGACGCAGGAGATGCCGCCGTGCGTCTTGATCTGCTTATGCGTGATGTGCTGATCGCGGATGCCGAAGGTATAAACCTCCGCTAGCTTGGTTTCGATGTCCGCGAACAGTATCCGCGGCTCCATTACCGCAGCTCCTCGATCAGCCTCCTCATGTCATCGGGGATGCGCTCAGTGAGGACTGAGTTATAGGCGCGACGAAGGTTGCGCGACACGAGGTCGCGGATGCCGTCTTTGGTCATGTGGGAGTTCCCCCCAAAGAAAAAGGGCCGCCGGTTAGGGCGACCCTTCGTTGGTTCAGCTTGATGTCCGGGCCGGGGGAGTGCTCACCTCCAGCGTTCGTACGATCGTCCGCGCCACAAGCCTGCTGCCGATTGAGCTAACCGGCGCTGGGCACAGTTCCCAGCAAGCGCTTGACTATCACAATAATAACGGCTACGCAAGGATCGGTTGCGGGTGCCGTGAAGTGGGATGCATCTCAAGCGACCGGAACGCACTGAGCCACTGGCGATCTCCGGCCCGCAACCAAACTACTTCTCGCGCAGCTTCCGGTTGTTGAGCCTGATCTGCTGGACGGACTCGAATATCCGCAGCACGGTCCACACCAGAACCATGAGCGCGGTAATTCCCGGCAGCCAGCTCAATAGCGAGGCGATCAGCGTTCCCACGGCTAACGCATCAACCGCGTGTTTCGCCGGCTCCGACATCAGATGGACGGGGTTCACTGTTGCGCTTTCATGGGCTTGCGTCCTAAGAAGAATGGATGCTCAAATCGGCGCTCAAGGCCGCGTATTCGGCAGTTCCGGCAAAGCGGCCGATCTTCGAGATGCTGAGGCCGCTGGGCCTTCCGCAATCAGTCTATCAGCACCTTCATTTTGCCGGGCCGTTCACCGTTTACATGGACGACAAGCCGATGTTTCGGATGAATGCCGGGCACGAAGTTCTCGAAAACGAGCTGTTCTGGGCCGGACTGGGCGAGAGCTGGGAGGCAATGTCCACCCGCATATGGTGTGACCTTGCCCCTCACTCGTCGGGCATTCTCGATATCGGCGCGAACACCGGAGCCTATGCGCTCATGGCGAGGGCGGTGAATCCATCAGCCCCGGTCTTCGCTTTCGAGCCTGTCAAACGGATTGCCAAGAGACTGAGGGGCAACATCGCCCTCAACGGCTATTCGATTGATGTGGCCGAACTCGCCGCGTCCGACAAATGCGGCACCGCCCCCTTCTTCGATGTTGACGCGCCACTAGGTTACGCCGCCTCGCTGGAAGAGGCACACGGCCAGCACGATCACTCCTATTCCGTCGAGACGATCACTATTGACCGATTCCTCGCCGAACGCGGGTGGCCCCGCGTGGATTTGGTCAAACTAGACGTCGAAACCCACGAACCGGCGGTCATCCGGGGAATGAAAGAGACGATCGCCCGCTTCAAACCGGCGATCCTGGTCGAAGTCCTTCACCTGAAACAGGGCCGCGAGATCGTGGAATTAGCCCCAGATTACCTCCGCTTCAATATCGACGAAGAGGGGCGAAAGATCGTCCCGACCGACACTTTGAAGCATATCCACGGGGCAAGCTGGAACAACCTTCTTTGCACCGAAGAACAGGCTAGGATGCTGCGCCTTTGATCACGGCGAAATTGAACACGGGCTGTTCGGTCGTGGTTCCGCCCGTCGTCGCATAGGTGATCTCAAACGACCCCGCCGCGACCGCTGTAACATGCGCCTGATATTTGTCGGTGCCGGATTTCTGGCAGACGCGGATCGTATCGTTGGCGGCGACGGTGCTGTTGGTGACGGTGAACGATTGCCACGATGTTGAGCCGGCTGCGGATACCAGGGTAATCGCGCCGCAGACCTTGTTCAGCGTTACGCCGGTCGTTCTGCTAGTAGCCTGAGTGACGGCCCCTCCAACGCCGGTGGGATAGCCAAACCCGGTTGTGCTAACGCTGAAGGCGTCCGAAGGTGTGCCGCTTGCGCCCGGAGCAATGGTGAACGCGGAACAGATGATCTTAAACGGCAGGGTTGTGTCGGCGGGCAGCGTGCGCGCCTGCAGATAGCCCCCATAGGGAGCGTAATAGCCGAACTCGCACCCTGCGCCGCTATAGCTCCCCGAATAGGGCGAGCCTTGGGCCCGGAAGCCTCCGCCGGTCGAATAGATTTGCGCCGCGGCGGTGATGGTGGCTCCCGCAGCGATCGCGCCAGCCGCAGTAATGCTTCCGGGCCACGGCCCTTGAGCGGTGGCGGTAATGTTACCGTTGGCATTGATCCCGCTCGCAAAGTTCATGTAGGTCGAACCTTGCGAGGTCATCGTGCCGCTGTGCAGGACCCCTAGGTTCGTCCACACAGGCACACCCGGAAAGGTAGCGAAGAACATGGAATGCGTGCTGAGAACGATCGGGTTGCAATTACCCTCAATGTAGAAGCCCGAAAACCGGCTCCACATATTGTTATTGTCGGGGAGAGAGGCGAGCGCGGCGGACCAATACCAAGTTAGCCCAGTCGTCCACGTTGGCTGTGTAGCGCCCGATGAACCCTCGGAATGATAAAGCCAGCCCGTATTACTGGCCGTGGTCCCGGAGGGCGAATTGGTGGAGCACCATGTTTCCTGCCCGTAGGCGACGACATAGATGTGGCCGTTCTTCTCGCAGCGGGAGAGAAAGCCCGAGATGTTGCCGCAGCTCTCAACCAGTCCGCCCGACCAATAATTGCCGAGAAAGCTCTTGTCGTAGATACAGCCGCGCCGGTTGGTCAGGGCATCGATGCCGTACCCCTTGCAGCCGTTGGCGTCGGAGCCCTCGACCATCACGGTCCACTGGCAGCCTTCGGCGTAGATGTTCTGGAAATAGGAGCCGTTGAAGTTGCCGCTTACCCCGTCTCCATAGATGCCGACGCCGGGCCAATTCTTGGTGTAGAGGTCGATATATTGACCCTTGGCCCCAGCGTTGATCGCATGATAGGTGCCATCGGACGAAGTGTAATTGCCTTTGAGCATGAGCCCCTTGAAGGTGGCGCCCATCCCGAACGCTGTCTGGTTGAAGCCGTGGCAATTGGCGGACCAGACGAAATCGGTCCCGTCGATCCCTTGGCCCGTATAGTCGCCGCTGATGACGAGCCCGTGGTTGACCGTAAGCGAAGCGTTAAACTGGTAAACGCCAGCCGGAGTGTGAAGACCGATCGATCCGTCACTGTGGCCGAGCGAGCTGACATGCAGGGCTTTGAGCGTATCGAGCGCGGCCTGGAACGCAGCGACGTTCGCCGTCGCCGTTGCTCCGGTCGAAACACCCCACCACAGCGAAATAGCGGGACCATCGAACTTGCGAATCCACGCTCCCGAACCGCCGGTCGCGTCAAGGGAGGGCGCAACGTAAATCCCCTGATTGGGATCGGCCGTCACCTCGTCCGAGAAGTCGCCACTCGAATAAACGAATATCCCCTCTCGCCCAGCTTCCGTCAGAATGATCGGAGTGTTCGTGGGGGAGTCGGCAAGAGCAATCCTGTCGGCGGCGCTGATCGTTCCCGAACCCCCTCCCAATGAGGCGATCGGGATTTCCTCGACCGGGCCGGTTCCGACCGACGACCGCCCCAGCACAACCCCGGAGGCACAACTAAGGTTGTGATCATCGTTCCATGCGTTGGACGAAACTTTTCCGTCCCCGCTGTCCTGAACGCCGGAGACTTTGGAGTGCCTGACGCTGATCGTCATTTAGAGAGCCCGGTAGCGCAGCACGCTACCCTTGCTTATGGTGGCCGTCGTGCTTGTAGCCTTGTATTGAATATCGAGTGTGCCCGTGGCCGCGAGCGAACCGGTGTAGAACTGTCCGCGGATGGTGATGGGGACGAGGCTCGTGGCACTTATGCCGGAAAGCGTGATTGTCCCGGAATGGTCGCCCCCGCTGGCGGACACCGAGGTTCCCGTAACGGCAGTAAGCCGCGCGCTGCCCGTCACGCCGGACGGCCAGACCAATGCGACAGAGAAGGATACGGAGCCGCCGCCGCCGGAATCCTTAGCGCTCAACTGCGCCTCGAACTCGTAGTAATGATTGCCGAGGAAGGACGCGCCAGCTACCGAAAGCCCGGTCGTTACCAGGGTGCTTGACGAAGTGGTGCCATCCGACGTGAGTTTGACGACAGCCCACGGGTCCGACACTCCGGCGATTGCCGTCTGAACGAACGCGGTGGTCGCAATCTGAGTGGTGTTGGTCCCCGCCGTTGCGGTTGGTGCCGTGGGGGTTCCGGTGAAGCCCGGAGACGCCAGCGGAGCCCTTGTCGTATCGGAAGCGTGGACGTGATCGGCGCGGGCGTACCTGAGCGAGGTTCCAATAGCCGCAGTGCCGTCCATCAAGGGCGATACGGCTGATGCCTGCCCCAGCACAAACGCCGTGGTGGCAAGCTGGGTCGTGTTCGTATCCGCGGCGGCCGTGGGTCCCGTTGGCGTTCCGCTAAATGCCGGCGAACTTAGAGTTGCAGCGTTGGCCGTGACAAAGGCCGTGGTTGCGATCTTGGTGCTGTTGTCGCCGTAGGCGGCCGTGGGTGCGGTAGGAGTGCCGGTCAGCGCGGGGGAGGCAAGACTGGCCTTCAGATCCAGCGCGGCCTGGAGGTCGGTCTGGTCAGAGAGTGTCCCGGTCGCCGCGCCCCACGCGAAACCTACGCCGGAACCCGTGTCGCCCTTGGGAATACCAAAATCGAGGATTGCGTTAAGGCTGGTCCCGGAATTGGTGACGGTGGCCGAGCTGCCCGCCGAAAGCGTGGTGACGGTCCCGATCGCAACTGACGCCGCCTCTCCCGGTTGTCCCGAGAGCATCGGCATATTGAGCAGCCGCTTGATCTTGGTGACGCCGTCCGTCGCGTAGATATCGACATGATAGGTGCCGGCCGGAACGTACAGCGAGACATTGCCGTCAGGATCCACCTTGGCGCGGTTATCGATCCCGGAATCCGCAACAATCGGGGTTCCCGCGTCGTCGGCGTAAATCAGGGCTTCCGCGCCGCCGCTGATATCGTCATCGTCGGGCTCGACCAGACCGACATAATAGCCGGTCAAGGCGTTCCCCTTGATGTCCTGGATGGCTTCTACATAATGGTACATTCAATACCTCACGGAATGCCGCCGCTGCCACCGGGCGGAAGATCGACGCCGCCGGGGGAGGGTTCGTCATGTTCAAAGCCGCCGCTGGCGCTTGCCTGCCCAGTGAGCCCGGTGCTGTCGGTGCAGACGCACTTGACAGTGACCCGCCACGTCGCCCCCTCCGGCAGCCCGTTGGTTGTGACGGTGACGGTCGCCGACGTTGGATTGGTCAGCGTCATCGGCCCATCGGACTGGGTGATCGACCACTGGTAGCGGTAGGGTGACTTACCCCCGGAAGGAGTGGCGGTGAGTTGTTTGCTGATCGCCGCGCTGTTCTGGATCAAGTTGAACGAGGACGGTGTGATCGACAGCCCGAGCGTCGGTGGAGGCGGTGGGGATGGTGGAGGAGGAGGGGGTGGCGGAGAAGGGGGTGGTGGAGGCGGTGGGGATGGTGGAGTTGGGGTAGTGGTGAAATTGACCACCTCACGCCAAATGAGGTTCTTGTAGTGCTTGCCGTGCGTGAGTTGCCGCCAGGCGCCGTTGATGTAAGCCTGCGCTGACGTTATGGTACGCCAGGAACCGCCTTTCCTGATCTGCATCAGTAGAAGAACACGAACGTGCCCTCTTGCGGAGACGGCGGCAGGGCCGTTCCCGACGCCTGGACGTAAACCGCGCCTCCGGTCTGGGATGAACCGGCGTTGTAGAGATACCCCCCGGCTCCCGAGCGAAGGATTTGCCCGGTGAAGGTTCCCCCGGCCTTGGGCATCAGCGTAGCGGTGCTGATCCCGCTGACCGTGTTGTAGAGCTCGCGCCCATCCGCCGCGAGTTGCCTCAAGGCATTGTTGACATTGGCTGCGGGACAATTTTCGGCAATCGAAATGCCGTTGATCGTCACGTTTGCCGCTGGCGTGAGGGAGTAGCTGGAAAAGCTCAACTGGCTCTCCGTTGTTTAGGGATTGGAATTGCGGTAGAAGGGGGGCGTGGATCGCGTTGCCGCGGCTCGTGAGCGTCTAACTATGGTCCGGCGGGAGGCTTCCGCCGTCGAGTTCCTGTGTGTGGACTGCTGCTATCTAAAGGGCGATCAGTGCCACCATCCCGCCGTGGCGGATCACGATATTGACCCGGTGAAGGGCCGAGTGACGACTAAGACCGTCCCCGCCCTCAGCGCTCGCTCAGAGCAGGGCCTTTGCGGGCCGGAGGCGGCTTTATTCTATCCCCCTTCCGAACGCATCGTGGCGGTCAAATCGGCGTGGAATGGCGTTCGTTTGGGCTGGGCGGCGGCCGTTGCCGCCCTAATGGCGACAGCGGTAGCGGCTCAGCTGCTTCACTGATCCAATTCAGGTTGATAGACGTAATCACGGCCCATTGCCGAGCCGAACATGCCGGCGAGCTTGGGGTGTGAGATAAGAAACTGGCCGAACCTCTCGATATCTCGGGGCCGCTGGCGCAGAAGAGCGTTCTGGATGATCTTCTGGCCGGATTTGCTGTATGGCGCTGCCAGCGCTCCGGCGACGGCTAAACCCTTCAACGCTCCGCTCATGCCGCCTTCGCCACCCTGACCCTCATCCGCGGTCGCGAAGCCAATGCCTCCGCCCCCAACGCCGCCGAACAGCGTTGAATAAAGCAACGCGCGGCCAGCCGTCCCGGAATCGGGCGTGAGGTTGGGCATTACCGCCTTGCCGGCCGTGGTGAGCTCATAAAACGGACGATTGCCCATAAGCGCCGAAACGCGGCCGCCGAACTTGCGTCCGTTCATTCTGGAGGCATCGTCCAGACGACCAGCGCTGAACAGCTCATCGGCTTTCTGGACGGGGCCGTTGTCGAGCGCTGCTGCGAGTGTCTGGAACTGGCTGTTGAGCTTGTTCGCATTGGCAAGATTGTCCGCCGTTCCCGCTGGGCCGACTCGACCCGCGAGGTCGTGAAGCGCGCTTTCGAGATTGTCGAGCGAGCCCAACGCCTGATCCGAGAATGGCTGGCCTCGAAGCGATGCGCGATCGGCCTTGATGCCCCGAATAGCATCCTGCCAACTGCGGCCGCTCAGCGAGCCATCATTGATCGCATTTTCGATGGCCTGGATGCGATCCGAGATGCCGCCGCCGAGATTGCGTGGAAGGTTTGATTTCAAGCCAGCAATGGCAGCGTTGAATTGCTCGTCAACGGGCAGATTGGCATTGTCGAGGAAATTGTAGGCGTTGCCGACGATATTCTTGCCTTCGCTGATTCCCGCAGCGCCCGTCGCCCCTGATCCGCCCATTTGACGGAAGGCCGCGGAGTTGAACGCTTCGTCACCCCGTTTACGGGCGCTGTTGATAATCGCGTCAGAGATCGGCAGCCCGGCCATACGCTCTTCAATGCCGCCGATGGCGTGGCCCAAGGTGCTTTCAGAACCCCGAGCAATGCGGCCTACGGTAAGCGGGATGCCGAGATTGTCGAGATATTGAAGGTGCGCGTTCTTAACGCCGGTTCCGATGCGTCCGAGGCTTCGTTGAGCGCCGCGCCCGAACATTCCGCCACCCATATTGGTCAGCGCGCCAGTGAACGCCCCGACCAACGGATCACCATCATTCTCCCCAGAGCCCGAATAAGCCCCATACAGTGCGTCCGCGCCCCTCCGGCCCCATCGGGTGGCCATGAGGCTCTGAGCGCCCGGAATGCGCCCCAGCGTGGCCTCAACCGATGCTTGACCGGCAAGGTCGCCCAAGAACGAGGCATTGGGGTGCCTTCCCCGCATCAAATCCATGCCGGTTTGGGCCATTGCGGGATCGGAAACGAGATTGTCGAGCCTGCCGCCGCTGATCGCGTTGGCGCTTGCCAAAACTCCGGCCTGAAGCGCCCCGCCGATGCCGTCTCGCGCTGACTGGTTGAGCAGGCTCCGCGCATCGCTCATCGGGATTTGCTTGGTGTAGAAGCTTGGATCGATCGGGTACGGAGCGCCGGGGTTTGCCCTCTGCCACCGCTTGAACTCCGGCGTGGCGCGATACTTGATCTTCGCATCGAGGTCGGTGCTCGCCGGATCGACGCCGCTCTTCTTCAGGAACTCCTCAATTTGCGTTCGCGGCGCACCATTGGACAGCATGACGCCGACTTTGCCCGCAACCGCCTTCAGAACAGGATCGACTTCGGCGCGAGTGTTTCCCTGGGTGATACCCATTTGATCAGGCGGATTCGGAACCTGTGGCGGAACGCGCGAATCCAGCTGGCGCTGGAGGTTGCCGATCTTCTCCTGGATCTGTGCATCGGTGTCCGTGGGCTGGGGTACGTTGCCCTCGATAAACTGGCGCAGCTCGGTATCGGACTGCGAGCCCACGCCGGGAATGCGGAACGCCTGCATGTAAGGATTGACAAGGCCCTGCGCGGCGCTGGAAAACGCGCTGTTCGCCGGGGTCGGAAGGTGTCCCCACAGGGGGTTCGGCAGTCCGCCCTGAATATCTCTTCGGAACAGCTCGGAAACGCGGTCAATCTGCTCCTGAAGCGACTTGTATGCTCCAGACTTGGGATCGGCCTGCGACTGTTCCAGCTTCAGCTTGGCCAGCTCTGCCTGAGCCCTCTGCGCATCGGCTACCGCCTTCTGCGCGTCGGCTTGGGCGACAACCCCAGCGGTTCCGGCTTGGGCGCCCTTGATTGCTGCGTCAGCTCCGGCGATTTGCGGCGCGAACTGCGATGCTGCCGCCTGATTACGCTCCTGCGTAACCTTGAACGGCATGGTCTGGTCGGCGGGCTTCGTCTGGATGCTCTGCTGAGGACCGCTGACAAAGCGCGGCTGTCCGCTGGACATGTCCCAGACGTTGCCGGCCTCATCAACCGCGAGATTCTGAGCCATCAATATCCTCTCAAGCGGCCCAGCACCTGATCGGCGTAGGCATTGGTCTTGCGACCCCACATCTTGCGGTTCGGACCGCCATGGTAATAACGGAGGGCATCCCGGACGTTGCCGGTCTTCTCCAGCCCCTCGTGCAGGTAGGCATCGCCCAGCGCTTGCTGGTAGCGCGCCCCGACCCCATCCTTCGATGTGAGCAAATCCGGACGCCACGGCAGCCCCAGCTTGCCCGCCATTTCCTTGGCGGTGCCGGGGAGCGTTTGCATCAAACCTAGAGCCCGGCCCCATTGCGTCGGTTGGCCGATCGCTCCGGCGGTATTGCTCGATTCCTGCCCCTGAACGGCGCTAGAAAGGCTTGAGAAATCCGCCCGGACCGCCGAGGCCCGGACCTCCCGCGCCCAAGGGCGTCAGCTTGCCGACTGGGCCCGGAGGGGCCATTGGCGGGCGCATGAACTGAAGCGTCTCGCTCCCGTCTGGGTTCTGCACACGCATCTGAGTGAACGGGTTGGCCTTGTTCTGCACCGCCTGAAGATAGAGCGCCTTGCCCTGCTCGCTGTTTGGGTCGATCCCGGCCGCCATCATCATCTGGGTAAAGTCGTCAGGTGCCTGATGCTGCGCGCGATAATCCTGCTCGAACGTGAAGTCGTCGCGCTTGTCCTGTCGCTCACGGCCATAACGAGCATCCTCCATTGCCGCCTGACGTTGCTGCATCACGCTCGGCATATAGATCGGCTGCATCCCTGCCCGCTGGAGGAGAAAATCGCCGATCATCCCGGCGATCGCGCGACCTACGCCGTTGTTGCCGAACATGCCTCCGGATTTCTGTTTGGGAGGCTGCGTGAACTGCTGCGTGAAGATCGGGTCCATTATGCAAGGCTCCCCAGCACTGCGTAATTGACGCCGGCGTAATCACCCTTGAAGTTCGGGATGAAGGCCCACGGCCGCAGTTTCTCGACTTCATCGGCAATGACGCCGCGAACCGTCTCTCCGTCCGGGTCGGCCTTCCAGTTCCACTCATATTCGCCAAGACCATCCTTGGCGCGGCGAATGAGCTTGATGTTCGTCTTGAGCCGGCGATCTGACGGAAGCGCGAACCCTCCGCTTGCCCATCCGCCGAGGCCCGCCCCGAGAATGCCGCCAAGCGTATTGCCCCAGCCGCCCGGCTGTGTGCCGGTGGTGGTTCCGTAGCCGCCGAACAGGTTACCGATGCCGGATTCGGCGCTCGCCCCGTAGTAAGGCAATTGCCCGGCGAGCTGCGTTGCGGCGAGGAGGGGCTGATATCCGGCATATTGCGCCGTGGTCATGCCGGGAAGGGATCCCAATGCCTGATTTTGCAGCGAGCGCTCGTTCTGGTAGTTCTGGAACAGGACTGCGTTCTGTGCCTGATCGACACCTCGTGCGAGATCGGTAGCGTGGTTGCCCGATCCGGTTCGTCCCGCCGCCGAGAAGTCGGTATTGACCTGGTTCGCCGCGGCCTGTCCGGCCTGCTTCGCCATCGCCTGTGTGTAGGGGTTGGAGTTGAGGTATTTCCCGCCCAGTGTCGCATTGACGTAATCGTAGCCCGGTTGAAGCTGGGCTCCGGTGTTCTGCATCTGCTGCTGAAGGCCGGGAATGATCGATCCGGTGAGCGAGCCCTGTAGCGCCTGAAGATTGGGCTGGTTCTGCTTGACGATGTTCTGAATGTCGTTGGCCGCGCCGAGAATGTACGGCTGCGCTGGCGCCCAAGGCGTTGACTCGCTCTTGGTCTTGGTTGTTTTCTTGCCCACCTAAAGCTCCCGCTCGAACAGCCAGTGATCCTCAACCGGCTGCAATTTCACCCACCCATTGCGCTGCAAGATTCTGCTCCAACCAGCGCGCCCAATGCCGATCATCCGCGTGGCTCCCGCCTCCGCAGCTGCGGCCCCAATCACCCTGTCTAATTCGCCGAGCCAGCGGCGGTAATCCCGCCCGCCAACAAGTTTAATCTCGACATATCCCTGTGAGCTCAGCCACGCCGTTGCGCAGGCCAGCAATTCGTCCCCGTCCATCACCGCGAACAGGATTTCGTCGTCGTCGAGGACCGAGGGAAAATCGCCCCTCTCCCGCGCCGGTTCGAGTAATGCTTCGGCTTCCGGCCACCGATCCCACAGCCGAGGATCGGAGACCGCGCCGATGATCAAGTGCCGATGAGTCCGTGCGTAATCAGCGCGTCCTTGACCGACTTTTGCCCGCGGCTGAAATTCTGGAGCGCGGTTTCAATGTTGGCGATGCGCGTAGCCAGTGCGCTCATTTCGGAGGCCGTGGGCGGATCGGTGAACGTCAGGTTGCTGCCCTTGGTGTAGGTCGCATGGGCCGTCGTTTCGCCTGTCCCCGTATCCGCCGCCCAGCCAGTCTGGCGCGGGCCGACCACCTGAACCGTCAGAACCTTGTAGAAGCCCGTCACATCCACGTTGCCGGTGACGGCTAATGTCCGGTCAACCGTGAGGCTGAGCTGGTCCGAGCTTAAGGCCAGCGGATCGGTTTTCCTCAGCGTGAAGTTGACGGCGCTCGAAATCTGTCTCGCGTCGGAAAGGTGCGACGTGCGCGGATGAATGCCGCTCACCGCCCGTCTCCCGGCTCGAACTCAAACTCGCATCCCTGGATATGCGTCCATGTCGCCCCCGAGGGGATCGTGACCTCCAGCGTGTTATAACGCCCGTTGGCACGGATCGGCAGCTTGCCGTTGGACCGCATCGTGGAGGCTGAGATGATCCCCTCCCCGTCGCCTGACCTCATGCGGGAGTCGAGCGTCGCCGAGGCGGCCGTGGTGTCTGAAATCAATCTGAGCGAGCGTATCCGCGACCTTTGGCCCGGCGTGGGCTCGATATTCTCCAGCCTCAGCGTCGCCTGAAGATTGTCCCCGCTCAAAGCCCCGAGGGAATTGTCCGCAGCGGCGATGAGCATGATCGGGTTTCCGCCCGCCAGTGAAGGATCGTCCAGACTGATCGTAATCGCGTCGAGATTGCCGTAAATGGCGTCCAGGGCGTCGAGGTTGATCCCCGCAGTGTAGCCGGTGAAGATCCCCGCGACATCGATCTCGATTGTGGTTCCTCTTTGCAGAACCCAGTTATAGGCGATGATCCGTCCCGGAGTGCCGGGCATGGCCCAGAAGACGAGGCTGTTCCGGGGATCGATCGCCGCCCAGATGTTGGCGATTTCCGTCCTGGAATAGGTCTTGAAAAACCAGCGGTTGAACTTCTCGTCGGCAATCGGAACGACTTCTGCCCCGTCGCACATCATAAACCCGCGTTCGGAGAGGAAGAAGATCAGCCGTCCCGTATTGCACACCGAGCCAGCGGCCATGCACCCGACTTCGGGCGCAATCTCGTCGAACTGGAAAATGATTTCCTCGACGCCCTGGACGCCGACGTAGGAAATGCGCATCACCCCCTGCCGTTTGAGCAGGATCGCATATTCCCCGCCGATGATCCGGACGCCCTGACTCGACAGGATCGGCTGCTTGTCGGCCTGGTTCGCGCCGGTCGTCCACACGCCTGAATTGTTGAACTGACACCATTGCACCGCATTGTCGGTGGTGATGCCCATGACGAAATCGCGGACCTGAGCCACATCGATCAAAGCCGGGGCGTCGGTCGGGGTTGTCACCGTCCCCGTGAGGAGCCCGTAGCGCTTGACCGTGCTTCCGGGGGCCATCAGGACATTGTCGCCGAACTGCGCGAAGCGGACGACCTGAGACGAGGCGAGGGCCCCGATGCTCGTCCAGGTGGTGCTGTACTTATAGACGTTTGCCGAAGTCGCGGCGAGAAGCGTAGATCCTCCGCCGGAATCGATGAACGCGCCGCCCCCGTTAAATGCTGCGGGAAGCGCCGACGTAACGGCCTGCGGAGCCCTCACCGGGGCATAACCGTTGGCGACGGCGCGGACGTTGATCGCCCTGGTGAGGACGTTGTTGACGAGATCGGGCAGCCACTCGGGCAGCTGGACGGCTTTCAGCACCGTGAATTGCGAACCTGTCCGACCGTATTGGGGACCAGCGGGCCGGCTCCGTAGCGGTCGTTGCGTGCCGTCCGGTTGATCCGGTCAATGGTCTGGTCGAGGAGGCTTTTCCATTGCGCGGCACGGGTGGAATTGTCGAGATAGGCTTCGGCGCAATAAAGCGTGCCGTAGAGATAGGCGTCGGGATGCTTTTCGAGCAGCCAGTTGGACGGGGCGACCACAGACAATGCGTCGATCTTCGCCCAATAGTCGATTGTGACCAGGATTTCATCAGAGGGCGGCGGAACGAGCCTGATCGACTGAGAAACGATGGCATAAGCCAGCGGCGTTCCCGCCGTGCCGTCAAACCCCTGCCGAATGGCCGAAGGTGCGACGCCCCGCAAAGGGCGGTCGGGCGAGCCCTCGACATAGATTGCCCGCATAGCGAGATAGTCCGCCGGTAAAGGCGTGTCTTCCGCCGTCACCGAGCCTGTGGAGGTCTTTTCCATCTCCGGCGCGCGCAGCTCGCGATTGAACATCGCCTCCGCCATCTGAATGAACGTCGGGATTTTCGTGTCGAGATCGTCCCGGTCCAGCCAGTCGCTTGCCGTCGATTTCAGCGTATCTAGGTCCGGGATCGCCGCCGGAGCCGATACGTTGAGGGAAATTGCCATTGGCGCTCCTGTGTGTTAGCCGAGGGTCATGGCTGAGAAGGATATTGAGGCGATCATTGACGCCGCCATGGAGGCGGAGCGCGAGGAAGAGATAAGCGGGCGAACGTTTTACCTCATGCGTCGCGCTATCATCATCGCTCTAACGAAAGAGGCGGGAGCCGAAACCCCCGCCTCACTTGGTTAGTCTTCGCAGGATTCCAGCGTGACCGTGAACACCTCGGCACTGGCCGGCGTATAGGCGCCGCGCGCTTCGAGGAGCCCGTACAGCGACAGGCTGTTGACGTTGAACTCGCACGTCGCGTTGCCCGCTGCGCCGTCCGTCATCGCTTTGTCGATCGTCACATCGACCGAGCCGACGTAACTTGCCGCCTTGTCCGTTGACCACGCGCCGTTGTCGCCATTCGCGGCGGTGATTGTGCTCGTGGTGTAGAGGTGAAGGCGAACCGATGCGTTGGTGACGCTGGTCCCCGTCTTTGACACGCGCACACGGCGAATCTGCGCCGAGCGGCCCGAGCCCTTGGTGACTGGGTTGAACGTCATCGCAACCACCGAGCCGGCGGTCGTCGAATTTGCCATGAGGTCGCCCGAGGCATAGGCGGTAGTGTCAGCCGGGCGCGTGAAGGACGCGCTCGGAAGCCTCCGAACGATAGTAGCCATTTGGATTATTCCTTTAGATGGTAAATGGTGTACGCTTCAGGTGCCGCCAGTCGGAGCTGTTCAGGAGCTTCTTCACAGCCTCGCCGTGGTCGGGATTCATTACGTCCACACCATATTCGATCATCCATTTGAGCATGATCGAGCAGGGAATTGATGCGGCTATGTAGCCATCACCCATCTTGTGATTACCGTGGTTCTGGATTGCCTTGTTGCGGTCCAGAATCGGCTGCACATCCTGTTCGTAAGAGATGAAGGTTTTATCCTCCGTCTCGTCGTAGGAATGGAACGTTTTGAGGCCCGTTGCCGGGTCGTAGTCGAGCAGTCGTTTGTTCATTAGTGCGCGCCCCACATTTTGCCCGCGCGTGTCCCGCAGTGGCTTTGACCGTACCTGGCTCGCTTTCGCCCACGACGGGCGTCCACTTTGCAGGCCGTTTTCGCGGGATGAGTAGGGCGGAGCCCGAAGACCCCGCCCAATTAGGTTCAGCTCGTGGTCAGGTCCGCAACCACGCCGCTCGACTTCTCGTTGCACGCTTCAAGCGTGAACTCGACGCTGAGCAGCTGGCGGTCGCTGTGGCCGGTCTTGGCGAGGTCTTCGACCTTGAACGGCTGATAATAGCACAGCTTCCACATGCTCGGATCGACCACGAGGGCCGAGCGAGAACGCGAAAACTGGCTATAGACCATGTTGACGCGGCCGAAGTCCGACACATACACGTCAGCGCCGGCAACGATCGTTGCGAGATTGCCGCCCGCCTGCTGGCGCTGCGCGGCAATGCCCTCGAACGTCGAGGCCGCCTGCTTGTTGAACGAGCCGAGCAGGACGAGCGCCCCGTCGACTTCGCCGCCGTTGTCGGCCATCAGGGCGAGGACCGTCTTCAACATGGATTCGTCGAACGCGCGCTGCGTGCCGTCAGTGGCCGCAGCCTGGATGCCGCCCGAGAACGCAGTGGACGAACCGCCCGTGCCGCGGCTGACGTTGGTCTGAATCCATGCCTCGAACCCGGCGCACTCGCGGGCCGTACCCGCAGCACCGGCAGCCGATGCATAGTTACCCGTCAGACGGGCTTCCATGTCGCGCTTGATCTCCTTGATGCGCTTGGAGCGCTGGTAGGAGAGTTCGTCGTCGCGGCCGGCTTTTGCGCCCACGCGGTTGGAGCTGGCGACCTGGATCACCTTGTCCATCAGCTGGGTGTAGTTGCCGAGGCGTACGGTGGCGGTTGCCGAATCGTTGCTCGGATCGTCGCCTTCGATCACCTTGTTGGTGCCGTCAGCGGCGGCCAGAGCGTCGGTCTGCCACTCGTGGTTCTTCTGTGATGCGCTGCCCTTGCCGATGCTCGACATGAACGGCGTTTTGGTCGGGGAGATGTCGTGAATGACATCGGTCAGGTCTTCCCGACGACCTACCGCCTGGTAGGTCTGATATGTGCCTGAAGGAACGGCCATTGATCTGGCTCTTTCTTATTTGGTTTTGACGAAGAAGGAGTCGAGCACACGCAGGGTGGCGGCCTGATCTCCGTTGCGAAGGGCTTCCCGATCCGACGCGTATTGGTTCTGCCGAGCGGCGCCTGGAGCCTGGGCAGTGCCCGGCTTGGCTACTCTAGGCAGATCCTTGGCGGCGCGGACCTTCTCCATCTTCTTTGCGTTCAGGGCGTCGTATTTGGCCGCCTTGGCCTTCCACTCCGCCGCTGTCCGCATTGCGATGATATCGGTCGCGCGGGCCTGGCTGATCAGTTCGGGCGGATATCCCAACTCCCTGGCGACGGCCGAAAGCTCTTGCTGGAGCTTCGGTCCGGTCGTGGGGTCGGCATATTCCGGGAATTGCTCGACGATGAGTTGATGCTGCTGGGCCATGTAGGCCTGCTCAGCCATCTGTTCCCGCTGCTGCGCCTGCTGGGCGAACTGGGCTGCCTGTTGCTGCGCCGCCTGGCGCTGGGCTTGGACATCCTCGTATTGCCGCATCTGGTAGGCGTAGGTGGTCGGGTCGGTGGCGAGCAGCGACGGGTCCGGTTTGGGGACTTCGAGCTGCTGCGCGTACTGCTGGAGGTGCTGCGCGACCTGTTGCTCGTAGGCCGAGAGAGACCGTAGGGCCTCCTGCTCGACTTCCGTGCGGGCGCGTGCCGCCTCCTGCGCCTTTTGATGAAGCCCCCTCTCGGCCTCTCCGATGCGCTTGGCGAGAATCTCCTGCGCTGGTCGGGGTAGGCTCTTGAAGGTTTCCTTGTCTTCGGCGCTTAACGATACCGGCGCTTCGATGGGAGGAAGATCGTCGGCTTCCTCTTCGAGTGTCAGCTCGTCTTCGGCTCCTTCGACGGCTTCAGGCTGCTCGCCCTCCTCGTCTTCTTCCGGTTCCTTGATATTCTGCGGGTCGTCGAATGCTGCGGTAAGGCGGTCTTCCGGCGACAATTCCACAGGGGATTCGTTGCCGACTGCCACTTCTGGCTGGGTCGTCATTGAACGTCCTTTTTCAGGCTGCGGGCTCATTGGCCCGATCCGCGCGTTGTGCGCTGGATGGTGGTGGCGGGTTGGCCCCGCTCTTATCGTTGTCCGAAGAATGGTGGGCGGCCGTTCCACTGGCTTGCGTGAAGAAGGCCGTTATTTGGCGCCTGGCCCATCTGCGGCATGTTCCACTGCGGCATGGTGAATGGATTATGTTGCCCGAATTGCGGCGTGTTCCATTGCGGCTGCTGTCCCGGTTGCCACATGCCCGCGCCCAACTGGAGCGGGTGGGCGAAGGACGGGAGCTGACCCATTTGACCGAAATTGAACATCAATACCCCACGATCTTTAGGAGCCGCTGCTGGCGATCGGACATCTGCTCGATCCGCTCGGCCTTGATCTTCTCTTTCTGCGCGATCTCGCCGTCTTTGATCGTCGCCAGCATCCCGTTGCGCATGGCTTCAACCACCTTCAGCGCGATGGAGAGCGTGGCGATCTTGTCGGCACGGGCCTCACTCACAAGTTCGGTGCAGGCCACTTCCTGCATTCGGGCGACATATTCCTCGCTGATGTCGGTGAGCATGGGGGCAATGAACTCATCCCACGCGGACTGTGCGCGTTGGGCGCGGGCGATGCGTTCGGTCATTTGCTCAGGTCTCCACCATCACGATACTTCTTCGCTTCCGCGTCCTTGTCGGCCTTGTAGTAAGCCAGCTTCTTTTCGTGCTCGAAGCGCTGCATCTCGATCTCGCGCTCGAACATCATCTGGGCGATCGCCTGCTCCCGCTCGAACTCGGCCTTGTCCCTAGCGAGTTGGGCGGCCTCCTGAGCCTTGGCGCGTTCCAATTCCGTCTTGAGCGCCGCTTCCTGTTGCTTGGCCTGTAGGTCGGCAGCCTTGATCTGCATGTCGCCTTCGTGGGCCTGTTGCTTCAGTTGCAACTCGGCCTGGGCCTTCATCATCTCAGGGTCGGGCGGCTGTTCCTGCGGTACGGGATTGCCCTGCTCATCCTTGGGCGGCTCGGTCCACAGATCGTTGGGCTGAAGTCCGAAGTCGCGGGCGAGGCCCGTCATGTTGTTGTAGATGTTGTCCGGCGAGGCGATCGGAAGCCCGCCCTGCACGGCCATTGCCTGCATCTGGGCGATCATCTGCCGGCCCATGATCCGGTCTTCCTTGGACCCCGAGCCGAGCCCGACCTTGACCTGAACCTCCATGTCCTCGGGCCATTGCGACGGATCGACCTGGCGATATTCTCCATCCACCCGAATCTGGAACGGCTGCCCATACTTGCGCATGAGCCCGAGCTTTTTCATGAACAGCCGGGCCACTCCTTCCGCGAAGTTGCGGATGATGTAGCGCTCCATCTGCTGTCCACGGGACATGAGCTGGGCCTGGCCCTTGGCCGTGTCGTTCAGCGTGTCGTCGTCAACGCCGCGGTTGAGCTGGGTGATTCCGGTGCGGTCTGCCGATTGGCGTTTCTTGAAGTCGAGGATCTGAAGCGCGGTAGCTGTAATGTCCACTCGCTGTTCGGGGATCGGCTCAACAGTCCCGGTGAACCTAACCAGCCTTCCCGGCCTTACCGTCAGCAGATCGTCAATCGTGTGATCGCCGATCGAGTCTTCGTGGATGAACGTGCCCGGCTGAAGCTGCTGGTAGCCGCTGTCGAGCATCAACCGCTCGACGACCGTGTTCACCCGCTGAATGTCCATCGTCTTGTCGGCCAATGACTGACCGATCAGGCGCCCCTGCATCGGGTACGGACACCAATATTCAAAGGGCTGGTAATCGACCTCTTCGACGGCGAGAATCGTGTTCCCCACGCGGTGGACGCAGAGGCGTTCCGCCAGTCCGTCCCCGTTCAAATCATAGAGAACATATTCCTCGCGCAGCCAGACCTTGCGCAATGCTCCTTTGCGATCGTCGGAGAGCACCGAGCGCCCGTCGTCGCGGGCAAATTGCATCGACTGAAGCTCAGCCGAACTTCCGCCATCCTGAAGGTTGTCGGGCGGGTCAAGGCCCATCTCCACGAGATCCGACAGGCTCTTTTCGGTCAGGTGGCAGAGATAGACCGCGCTATCGAGGTCCCGTGCGTCTGGGGCAACGCGGAACTCTTCTAGTGGAACGTAATAGTCCTTGAACTCGGCCGCCATCTCTTCGAGGGTGACTGCCCGGAAGAAGGGCGTTCCTTCCTCGTCAACCTCGTCGATCGGCTCGGCCTCGATAGCATGCTCTGGCAGCATCGAGGGATGGTAGATGGCTTCGTGCCGGCGCTTCTTGCGCTCGACACAGGATTTCACCACCGCGATCTTTTCGAGCAGGCCGCCCTTGGCCCAGTCATGGATCAATCGGTAGCCTGACTTCCTCCGGTAGAGGTAGTGCATTGCCTCGGTGGCGTCGTCGGCGGTCTGTTCGTCGGCTTCGTCGGAAGGCTCGAACTCAACAACTCTGCCAGACGCAACAAACGCATCGAGTACTGATGTGAGCATGTAATCGGTGGTTTCGGATACGTCCCGGGCCACCACCTGACTGCGCCCGTCCTCCTCGTCTCCGTATGGCTGGCCGTTGTAGGAGTTGATCGCCGCCTCAACCTCGTCGAGCAGGGTGCCGTCGAAGGCCTTGTTCTCTTCGTCCTTGAGGAACGACAGGAAATCGGGATCGACTTCAATCATGCCCTGGCCTTCAGTCTGATGCGCAGAAGGCCGATCCTGCGCGTGCGTGGCTCAACCCGGCATTCCCAGGCGGCCGCATCGTCGGCCTCTTGGCGAGATGCGTGCGTGAGCGGGTATCGTGATCCGGCGGTGTTGAACTGAAGAGTTGAGCCATTGCGACGGCGGTGCTCGTAGATGTTCGCATAGAGCATCATACGATCCCCTTCGAGCTGTATTTGATCGGTTGTCCGCCCGGTTTTTCGACCTCTTCGTAGGGGTCTTTGCAGTAACGGCTGTCGGCTATTCTCGCTGTGCCGTCGCGGCGCCAGCGCAGCCTGCCATTCTCGTCCACGGCCTTAACGATGAAATAATCATCAAAGTCCTCGGTGATTTTGATCACACGATACCTCGACTACTGTAGTTGATTTTCTGCAGCTGCTGGCGCTGCTTGTGGCCCACGGCGAAATATCTGAGTGCATCGGCGTAGTGACTGGTCCAGTCGTGCAAGGGATGAACCTTGAACTCCTGCCTTTTGTCGTCATACTCGCGGCGGTACATGCGGAGGGCTTCAATCCCCGCCTTGCACTTCTCTTTGTCGAAGTAGCAGGTGGGCAGGAGCATCCTCACCGCCTGAATCCCATCGGCAATCGGGATATTGGGACAGACCGTCGCCTTGATGCCTAGTCCCTGAAGAACTTCCTTGCGGCTTTTGCCCGTTCCGAGTTCCCGCACTTCGACATCATGTGGGAGATAGTGGCTGCCCCACACATAGTCTCGCTCAGCAAGGCGCTTAGCGTACCAGTCGAGCCCGACGCCCTCACCCTTGAGCACGTCGATGACGCGGGTTTCTCTTCCCACAACCTGAATGAACCAGATGACCGTCGAGTCCGCGACGCCAAGATCCCATGCCGTATGAACAGGCAGCCGAGGATCATAGGGCACGCCAACGATGCGATCCGAGCCTTCCGCATCGTTCATCTCCTTGCCGTAGTAGGCGCCCTTTACCGCCGCCTCGAACGAGCATTCATATTCCTGAGCGTACTCGTCGTCGCTCATCATCTTGCGAGCGTCGGTGAGCTCGGCGGCGTCGAGCAGGCCGGTCTCTGAGGCTTTCAGGTTGAGGCGGAACCAGCTTGGATCGTCCTCGGCTAGCGTCCAGAGCTGGTGGAACGTGTTCTTGCCCTTTGGAGTGCCGATAAATATGGCCCAACCCTTACGGTCAGAGAGCGCCGGTCGAATGACCTGCGTCCAGACGGTCGGGTCCATATCACCAAATTCATCGAGAACGGCTCCGTCGAGATAAATGCCTCGAAGACGATCCGGGTTGTCCGCACCATAAATCCTGATGCGTGCACCGTTATTCGGAAGCTCGACCCAAAGCTCAGACGCATTGACCTTCCTCTCAGGCCCGAAGCAGTCGGTGTATTCCAGCAGATACGACCAGGCGATGTCCTTGGCCTGATTGAGCTGCGGGGCGATGTAGGCGAAGCGCGGATTGTTGCGTTCACACGTTGCAGCGGCTTTGATCAGGTCATTGACGCAGGCAACAGTCTTTCCCGCGCGTCGGTGGCATACCGCAATGCCCCAGCGTGTCTCCCTGGTGTGCAATCCCATGAACTGGCGGCGAGGAGCGTAGGGGCTCTCGACCGTTACTGTGGCTTCTGCCATGCAAACGCGCCGAGACCCGCGAGAGCCTTGGCTGTCTCCTCGTCGGCACCGAACTCCTTGGTCTGGAGCGCAGCGATCATCTTGGCATAGTCGCCGGGGCGCTCGGTGCGCATGGCGACAATGGCCGCAACGCCATTCTCTGCAAAGTCGTCAGCCAGCGCCCTGAAGAAGTCTTCACTCAGCTTGTTGCGCGAGCCCTTGGGCCTGCCGGCGGGATTTCCCGAAACGCCAGGAGCGAACGTGCCGTCCTGATTTCGGCCTGTAGTTTCTGGCTCGTCCATTGTGTCACCTTCGTTTGCAGCTCTCGTTGCCGAGTGGGCTGTTACCAGGTTGAATTACCTCTGGGCTTCTTGTTCCACTGCGTTCCGCGGCCCAGATCGTTGGGCGCCCAGTGCGGCGTGGTCTGCTGTTCGCCCTCCCATCCGCCGAGCGTCGGGCGAATCCTTGGGGCGAGGCAATCGAACGCGGCACTGTCGAACACGCGGCCGTCGAAACAGGCCACTGAATGATCCGTCCGTGGGGTCGTCGCTTCCACGAACTCCGGTGGCTCGACGACAATCTCCGGCCCCTGAAACAGCAGCAGCATTTACCAGCTCGGCACCCACGAAGCGGGGAAGTTGATGTGGCCGAACTTCATCAGGTTGCTATCCGCCGACTGATGCGCGCCCATGTCCGCGCCTTCGTGGAGGTTCGCAATTGAGGTTGCCGCGTTATATCCTGCGCTGGTCGATTTCAGCCTGAGATCGATCGTGCGGGCGGTTCGGTCGGGACTGGGCGCTGTTGATGTGCCGGTGGCGTTGTAGGTCGGGTTTTGCCCGTTGGTGTTGCTGAAGCTCGTTCCTCTTGCAGCGGTACCCGAAATGGAGGGCGCGTACCTGAATAAATTGTGGTGGATCTCGTTGCCTGTCCCTGAGCTGATATCCACGCAGGGAGTGTTGGTGGTCTGCTGAATGATATTGTTGACCAGCACCACGTTCGAGACGTTATCGCCAGCGCTTGTTTCGTTGATCAGCCGGCGGACCCCGTTCGAGCCGCTTTCCGTGAAGGCCGTATTGCCGATGAAGAACAATCGGCCGCCGCCATAATCAACGCCCTTGGTCGAGAGGCGGCGAGATTTCAGAACTGACTGTGGATTGTCGGTGGCGGGAGGCCGAGCCGTTCTACTCTCCCCATAGACGTTGCCGACGACATAAACCGGGCCACGGTAGGTCGGGGCAAGGCCCATGCCCTGATAGAATTTGTCCGAGAAGTTCTTGAGGAAGCGAACATTTTCCATGTGGCCTTCGAGCTCACAGCTATCGTCGTTCAGATGCGTGAGCCAGCAATGAGAGATGGTCGTGTCACCATAGGGGAAGCCGCCATCGGAGAAGTTGTTTGTCTCCCCCATACTGTCGTTGAAGCCCATCGAAGTGTCCTGAACCATTTCGACGGTTGACCAGAGGACGTTGTGGCCGCCCTTCGATCCCTTGAATGAAATGGCCTGCGGGCCTTCGGGGTGGGTGTTGCCGTGGCTGTTGGTTTCAAGCCAAGTATTGGCGCTGTAATGCGGATCGTGGAACCAGCAATCGAAGAAATCGATATTCTTCAGTTTCGTCGAGGCGCTGTAGCAGCCGGATTGAAGGTTGATTCCGTAAGGAGTAGTCCCGGCCCTGCTGCCCCAGTTGTCGAACCCGCAATTGATGAAAATGATGTCTGAAATATCGTCGCTGTTCGAGCTTTCCGACGTTCCCAGAAGCGTGGCGTGATTAAGCGCACCAGTGAACCGGATGCCGTAGAAAATGACGTTCTTGACCGCGCCCGTGAGCTTCAGGCAATATTGCCTCGTCCGCTGCGCGTCGAATATGACAGAGCGATCCGCGGCCCCTTTGTAAAGATGCCACCCCGAACCCGTCCCGCTGTCGCTGGCCGTAAGTGTCAGCAATGATTGGCGCGAGGCGACGTTCGTAGTCGTGCCGATCGGCAAATCCTTGGGCAAGGTCTTCGTCGAAGCAGTGAACGTCTGCTGCCGCCCGTCGTCGTGGGTCAGCTCGAAGTCGTAGGATGTTCCGGGGTCCAACCACAGGACCGAGCCGAGATACCAGCTGAACCTACTGTCCCAGACCAGCTTGGTTGCGTTCAGCCATGAGCTGTCGGCACTCTTCTTGTACCGAATTGCAAGGCCGTCGCTGTTTGTCGCACTCGGAGCCGAACAGGCCGTAACCTTGATCCCCATTTCCCCATAAGCGGGAGTGGCGACGATGTTGGCCCCGAGCGGGGGGACCGAGGGCGGAGGGGGTGGCGGTGGCGTACCTCCTCCACTCACCGTTCCCCCGCTGTGTCCGCGCTTGATGCGGGTGAATTGCGCGCGGTTCATCAGCTAAACCCGTAAAGTCCGACGCGGACGCTATCCGTGCCGGGAGTCGGAGCCAGTGCCGCCGCGGCAAGCCTCGTGCCGGAAGGGATCGATTGCTCGAACATCTTGTAGCAGCGGCCCAGAAGCGCTCCCGAAGCGGACAGGCGAGCGATGGCCTTCCCGATCTGTGTTTCGCTTCCCGCCCCGCCCTTGGCGACGATGATGGTTCCCTGCTGGGAGGTTGCCGGCGTGGCGCTTTCGCAGGCGCACATCAGCAACGCCCCATAGGTTGCCGCAGTCGAAGAAATGAGCTGCGTGTAACTTCCGAGGCTGGATGCGAGACTGACTGCCGTTCCCGAGGCCGTGGCCCTGGTTCCTCCCGTGTCCACGTTCAGGGCCGTGGCTGAGCTGTACATGGCCGGGTGAGAAGCGTTGCGGATGCGGCCCGATACGGCCAGTTTGATCGTTGCCGATGCGGTATTCGATTGGCAGCGGGCGTCGAGCAAGGTTCCGGAAGCAACGGCCAGCGGAATCCAAATCCGCCCGTTCGCCAGACCCGGTTCCATGAACAGGTCGGGCATGATGATCGTGGTGCTGGCCGCGCGGATATCGACGATGTATCGGGTCGAAGCGGCGGTTACGTCGCCGACCTCCAGCCAGAAGCCGGCCCAGTCGTTGGCTGTCGTTCCGAGGGTGGAGTAATTGCCCTTGGTATTGGTTGTGCCCGAGGCCGTGACCGTGACGCAGGAACCGTCCGTGCCGAAACCCAGTTCTTCGTAGGTGTCGTTCGCGTTTGTCGGTGAGGATGAGCCGAACGACAGGAAATGGCTCACGCCGACTTCACATATTCAATGTCGCAATCGACCTGAACCGCCGCTCCGGTCTTCATTTGCAGCGCTGAGTTGGTCGGGGTGACGCACCACGGCTCCTCGGAGAAATCGAGGGTCATGATCCCCGCTCCGGCAAAGCGGATGGTGCGAAGGTTGGTCCCCGAGCCGTCCACGAACTCGAACAATGTTGCACCGGCCGTTGAGATGATCGCCCGGTGGAGGCGCGTGGTCTGGCTTGCCGTTGCCCCGACCAGTGACGTGGTGGTTGCCGTGGAGCTGGATTGAACCGTGCGGGTCAGGCGCTTGGTTGTGGACAGGGCCGGCGGAGGCAGCGCATCGACGGGCGCGGTCAGCGCCGAGATCATCGAATCCTGCTTGGCTTCCGTCGCCGCTCCGGTGGGCAGGGGAAGCGTGTCGGCGTTGATGTCCAGCGGCGTCATGCTGGCAACGCCCTGAACGCTCAGAACGTCCGCAGAAGCCGTTCCCGCCGTTCCCAATGCCGGCTGCTTGGCAGCCGTGGAAACGCCTGTAATGCTAACCGGAAGCGGGGTGGATGAACTTACGTCGGTCGCCGCCCCGTCCGGACCGTAAGTGACCTTGATCCGCTGATACTGGATGCCGTTGACGTCGTCCGTTGCGATCTGCGTTGAACCGGAGGAGGCGACGAGGACATTATCTGCCAATTCACCACCTCAATCTGTTGCTTTGGTCAGGCGACCCGTCGCAGCTTGCGCGGTCGCGTTAGCGACATGATCGTGCCACCCGTCATCATGTCGCGTTTGGCCGCGGCCTCCACGGCCTCTTTCGGCGATGCGCCGAGATCCATTGCGGCCAGCGCAAACTCTCGTCCCGATCCGGTAGCCGTCGGCAGCTCTTCGGGCAGCGGCCGGCCCTTATGGTCATAGCTCACCACTGAGCCGTCCGGCATCAGCACCAAGGCCTCGAACTCGTCGTCTAGCTCTGGCGGTTCTCCGCCCTCATTCAGCCATGCTACGAAAGCCCGCTGGTATCGTGCGTTGCCTGCGCATCCGACAATCCGCCCGTCCTTCAGGCTGACGATCTTTTGCGCATTGCTGCCGAAGATCGTTGAGCCGGAGCAGACCAGCCCATCGCCCGCCATGCTTTCGCCGTCGCAAGCGATGGTTGTCATGCCCTACCTCTTGCCTCGGCAAAGCGCCGTGATGTAATTCTCGAACTCGGCCTGGAGCTTGGGGTCCATCTTCCGCAGGATGTCAGAGAACCTGTCCTGAGCGTCCAAGAAGAACACTGCGGCCATGTCCCGCTGATCACCCTTGGTGTCAGTGTGGGCTCCAGCTGCTACAGCAGCGATGCACCCGGCAAGCGTCCGTACGGCATCGGCGAGGTTGTCGAATCCCTGACGAACCTCCGACGCCATTTCAGACATTGGATTGGCCTTCGTGATAATGAGGGCTTTACGGGCTCGGGACATTCGAGCCTCCGAATTTTACCCGCCAGTTGCGCGTGTGTGCCGGTCCAACTGATCCGTGCGTCGGCGACAGAGGCTGATGACGGGAGCGCGCTATCGTGTCTTACGTGACCCGCGCGAATCTCAGAATGCTGGACGCAATTCCCAGCGTCCCCGCCTTAGCACAAAAATGGGGTTATGTCAAGAACCAATCGCGTACGGAACGGGAACGCTGATCATGCGTTGGTTGTGTGGTCTTTCTCAGTGTTGGGCTTTTCAGTGGGCCGGGCGGCCCACATTGCCTCGAAAATACGAGTGGCAAGCAGGGCGTCGGCCTCGTATGGGTCAGACATGTAGCGATACATTGCGTTCACGCCCGCTTTGGCCATCTCAGCCGTTACGTCCATCTCTAATCTCCTGTTGGCTCTCTTTTAGCGCGCGGGTTACGCACTTGAAAACAGCCTGCTCTATGTCGGCTGTGGCGCAATCCTTCCCGTAGCGAAACGCGCCCTTCTCGGAGACCGAAACCGGATAGCCGTCCAACGGTTTCGCTGATTTCCCGGCCTCCCAAATAATCGCGTGAAGTTCGTCTAGCAGCTCTGACAAATCGCTCATGCCGCCAGTCTCCTCGTTGTCGCCGCATCCGCAATCGCCACCAGTCCCCGTATTGCCGCAGCCAGTAATGCGCGGTCGTTCATATCCGGCATACGGACGAACTCGGGGAGCTTGCCGCGTTGAATCAGGGCTTCTCCGATGATGGATCTGACCCAGGGTGCGTCACTTTCGCCGAGTGGCCAACTTCCAACCACCGGGTCAATGAGTAGCGAGTAGAGAGCAGATCGCTCAAACCCTCCGAGTGACGAGTCCATGCGGTCAAGACGTTCATTATGGCGGGGTTCTCGTTCACGAGCCTTGTCCATCCGCTCATAACCGCCTCCCTTGTATCCCTGCCTCCGAAGAAGTGTGGTGAACCAGTCCCGCCATTCCCTGCCGGCGTTCCTCAATTCAAGCGCGTCAACCCCGTGCCCGTCCAACAGTCCTAGAGCATGGAACTGACCGATCCCGTCGCAGATGTCCTGGTCGATCTCTCCCACTCTGCCATCAGGGGCTTTCGTCGGGGTAACGAAAGCGAACAATTGCCGGCGGCGCAGAATATGATCCGGTGGAGGGGTGAACTTCCCGGCGCGGATCAGGCGCCCGTGTGAATCACGGGGTCCATCCTTGCGAGGTCTGCCGCGCCGCTTAGCCATTATGCCGCCTCCCCGAAAATGGTATTCAGTATCGCCTTCAATTCCCGGATCCTCGCGTTCACCGTCTGCGAATGCTGGATCAGCCACTTGAGCTCTGCTTTTGTCTCAAGCCTCCATTGCTCGCGGCGTTCGGGATCGAGGGGGTAGGTCATGACTCGACGAGCCTTCCGTCTTCCATCTTCAGAAACCCGTTCCGCAGCCCCATGTCCCGCAGCCACTTAGGCAGCCCGTCCAGTTGCTTGCGGGTCATCGGCGGAAGCGGTTGTCGCGGTGGCGGTTCAGGAAGCGCCGGCCCAGCCGCCGCTCTGGAGTATCGCGTGTTCTCGGCTCGGCGGGCGGCTACCAGCTTGGCGATCTCTGGGACGATTTGATTGTGCCGCGTTACCGAGCGGCGGACCTCGGCGGAAACGCGAGCCACCTCCTCAGCGCGAATGTCCTCAAGCGAGTCCACCGCCGCCGCCAGCCAGAATGTCTGCTGGTCTGAGGTCATGGAAGACGGGGCTACCAGCGCCAGCATCTTCGCTAGCTCAGCCGAAAGAGCCTCCGCTTCGTAGGGCTGTCTGTACCCTTGCGAGGGCAGTTGCTGTGGGATTCTGGTCAGTTCGGTCATTGCGGCTGTCCTTTGTCGGATCGTAAATACCTGCCCATCCGTGAGCGGCGGCGTGCTCGATCAGCTTTGGCGGTGGAATGCCGGTCTGGAGGGAGACGCGGGCTAGGTCGTCTTGGAATCTCTTCCATGCGGTCGGTGTGTTGCCCTGCCGTTTGCGCTTCCGGTTAGCCAGAAGGTCGGACCAAATTTGCTTTTCGACCCCAACCGGGCAAGCCCACGGCCGCAGTGAGGAACCTTTAGGTTCCGAACTATTCTTCCCTTCTTCACTTCTTTGTTCTGTGTCCCGCCGCTGTCCCGCCGCTGTCCCGTTGACTGTCTCGTCCACTGTCTCACTGCGAAGTCCACGAGCCTGATATTCCTCATAATTACAAACGGTTATGAGGTCCGGCGGTGTCCCGCCAACCGTCCCGCCGTGTGTCCCGACCTGCGTCCCGACCTGCGTCCCGGATTTTTTGGCGATCATGCCGTGCTCGACGAGCCTGGCGAACAGCCGCTCGGCCCACCCTTTTGACCGGTCCATCTTGTCTGCGAAGTCGCGGATGGAGACGCTGAGCTGCCCGCGCTCCAGGGTATAGTCGCGCCCTTTGTAGCGCAGTCTCGTGGGCTGCCACGCGGCTTTGGCAACAAGCCACGCAAAGGCCATAGCCTCCGCATCGTTGCGGAACGCAGGATGCCCCACAAGAGACCGATGAATGCGAACGTAGCCGCTCACGCTGTCAGTCTCTCCCGCAGGAGAGCTACGTCGAACGCCAGCTCAGGATTGATTTCAGCCCGCGCGCCGACTGCCTTGATGGCATGAAGCACGGTGGTATGATCGCGCTTGAAGCGGCGACCGATCTCGGCAATGGAGTGGTTGGTCAGCTCGGTCGCCAGATACATCGCCACCTGCCTGGCCAGCGTCAGTTGCCGGCGGCGATCGCTGGAGATAAGGTGGTTGGCGTGAAAGCCGTAATAAGCTCCGACCGTCCTCTGAATGTCCGCGACCAGTCGCCGCGGAGCGATCGGCCCGGAGCAGGTGGGGCAGACTTCGGGGCGCTTAGGCGCAACTGGCTGCGGCTTGTATCCCTGGAGCTTCCAGATGGCGTTTCTCAGGCGCCGAGATCCGCGGATCGCCTTCTTCACATGAGCGTCGAGCTCGCGCGTCAGTAGCGGAGGACGGGAGACTACCCGCTTACCCTCCAGAACAATCATGTTCACTTATCACCTCCGCTGAATGAGAGCTCGTTTCGGAACTGAGCCTTCAGGGCCTTCAGTTCATCAATGACGGATTCCGGCAGACCGTAGGTTCTGACGATGTGCCTGGATTGGGTTGTTTCGAGTTGGCCAATTGCGGCCATTGTCATGATGTGGGAATCGGCGTGTGCGCGGCGCTGTGACAGCGGATATGCCCGAGCGATTGCGTCTCTGGCGCGATCGCCGATCATTGGCACAGCTCCCAGAAGAGCTTGGACCGAATGAGGACATAGGTTTCGCCGCGGTCCTCGCGCATGATGAGGAAATCGTGATCGCCAAGAGCGTTGACGATCCAGTCCGCCAGCTTCTTGCGGCGCTTGGCCTCGCCTTTGAGGGTATCGCCGAAACCGGTAATGAGGCGGATGTCGCCCTTTTCCTCACCAGCCCCGGAAAGCGGAACGCGGGAGCATGTCAGCCCCATGTCGCGGGCGCTGTTCACGCACTCCCGCTCGAAGTTGCGCCCCTTGACGCCGCACCCCCTAGCACTGATGCGCGACTTCTTGGGCTCTTTGCCGGTGCACCACTTGCTAGTCGGCCATCGCTTGGCGCTCAGAACGTCTGAGATCGCGTTATATGAAATGCCATATTCGCGGGCGAGCGCCGCCTTTTCCCCGCGCAATCCGGTGAATCTCTCGCGAATTTCGCAGACTTTCTCCCAAGTCAGGATCGCTCGACCATTCCGTTCTCCGGACGCGTCGGTACCGTGGGCCACGCGGTCGGCGTGATTTTCACGGCGAGTGGCCCACCGAAGGTTCGCCTGGTGATTGTTGAGACGATCGCCGTCGCCATGTGCCGCTTCTACGCGCGGCGGAGACGGGGGGCCGTGAAACGCTTCGCAAACTAGTCGGTGAACTTTGTAAATGCGCTTGCCGGCGGAGGTCGTTGTGAGCTTTACCACTCGATAGCCGTCAATGATCGATCCGCCGAGCAACCGCACGCCGTTCCAGATGTCGCCATCCTCAGAAATTTCATACCCCGGAAGCCAAACGAGCGTCCGCCACTCCTTCTGAGGCTTAGGCCCGATCCCCCCGCTCACGGCTAGCTTCTCGCCGCGCAGATGATGCTGGTCAGAATGACCGCGAGTTGACAGAGGAGGGGGTGAGTGGCGAGGTACGCCGCCAGTTGGATCATGCGGGCTCCTCCGTGAGGAACTTGCGCAGCGAGAGAAGCTCTTCCCGGCGCTGCAAATCCCTATTGCGTAGCCACTGATCTCGGTCGGGATTGAGGGCGTTGCTGGTGCAGAGATCAACGCGCCGGTCGATTTCATCTACTACTTGGCCGAGGGTTTTCATGCCGCCTTTAGTCCTTCTGCTTCGTGGATGATTGCCGTCAGAGCGGCGACGACCGGGCGGAACTCTTCGGCGAGTTCCAGCGTCTCCTGGTGAGTGCGTTTGCCGTCGCGGAGGACGTCCACGAACTCGGCTAGCGCTTTGCTCAGGTGGTGGAGGGTTTGCATGTCCGGCGACAGCTCCATGTCTCGCGGGACCAGCTGCAAGCCGTAGAGCGACAGCGCTTCGTCAAGCGCGTTGGGACACGCGAGAAGTGAGTTGAGAACGGTGTGGAACTCCGGGACCGTATTGCCCGCCAGAGCGTTTGAAACTGTGTCGGGGTGACAGCCGACTTTGGCAGCAAACGCAGTCTTGTTGCCCTTGAATTGCGCGGCGATCGTCCGCGACCATGACTGAGCAAGGCGGGACTGGACGACTTCCTTACTGATCGGCTCGGAAGCCGAAGATTGTCGGGCTGTCATTTGGTAACGCTCCCGTCATGAATGAGCCGAATCTGATAAGGATCGACCGTGCCAGTCTCGCTGTTCTCAAGCGGATAGCGCGGGCGATGGCCGAGCTCAGGAAAGACGATCCGCGTAAGGATGCGGTAGATGATGAAGGTGAGCGCGAGGACCGCGCCGCCGCAGATGGTGACGGTGGTGATGAGTACCCCCATCACGGTCAACTCTGTGCCAATAGGTGCGCGAGAGGCCGGGAGCCGATCGTGACCTCCCGCGCTGCGCCGTCAGGGGAAACGACGCTTATGGGAATGTTGCTAACGGCCGTTAAGCCGCTGTTAAACCGCAATAATGCCCACTTGCGCCCGCCCTTCGTTCCGGCTTCATTGCGGAGCCGAATCGGGGTGAGGGGAGTGTGTGCGTTATGCCGACTAGCAACGTCGCGGCTGTCGTTTGTGAGCAGCCGCTGGAATATGAATACAGGGAAGGCCTGTTCTACATCACCGACCCGACACTCGGCGTCCGCAAGGTTATGCGCCCGCGTGTCTTCTTTCAGTCCATCGCCGCTGCGGCGGAATGTTCCCGGCAGCATCGCCCGTGGGAACGCAGCGCGGAAATTATCGACTTCGCGGCGCATCAGGCGGCCACGTCGAAATAATCGTTGGGCAGAACTAGTCCGCCTGTTTCGCGGGCTATTACCTCCATCAGAGCGGCGGAGGGCTTGTGCTCTCCCCGCCTGATCCGAAGAATGGTCGTGCGATCGCAGCCGACCCGCTCAGCAAAGTCTGCGTCTTTGAGGCTGTGCTTTTTCAGATAGGCGGCTAATCGCATGTCCGCCTTTGTGCATGAGATACACAGAGATTGCAAGCCCCTTTGTGCATGGCGACGGCTGAACACCGAAACGGTGTCGGCGCATACTCTGTGCATGACACGCCACTTCCTGCGCGCATGGCGCAAGCACCGGATGAAGACCCTCGAACAGGTCGCCGATCATCTGCACATGTCGCATTCGCAGCTATCGCGGATCGAGACCTTCAAGCAGCCCTACAACCAGGAACTTCTTGAGGCGCTTGCGGATTTATACAGATGCGACGTGGTGGATCTATTGATCCGTGATCCGTCCGATCCAGAGGGAATGTGGACCCTGTGGGAAAAGGCCAAGCCCGGCGAGCGCCGGAGAATCGTCGCTATCGCCGATGCGCTGCTGCGAGAGACCGGCACATAAATCTGCGCTCCATGCACAAATAACGGTTGACTTCCATGTGCGCCTGATGCACATTGCCTCCCATACCGATGAGGAGGTGAGCGATGGCGACCGACTTCACAATTGCCGCCGAGCTGGCCGAAAGGCTGCGCGATTACAGCGTGCGCGAAAAGCCGCTACGCGATGAAGCCGCCGACCTGATCGAGCGAATGGCTGATCGGATCAACCATCTGACCAACGTGAATGATGGTTTGCGTGAAACTCTGGACAGCCAACGCACTGGACTAGCTGAGCTAAAAGCAATGCTGGCGGAGAAGTCGGCATGACCGGTCCCGTCCGCAACCCTCAGGGTAAGGTGTTCAGTATTGATCTAGGGGCGATGCCTTCGGCCCGCGCTGCGACCCCTTCGGTCGAGTGGCGTCAGATCGTCGGCTACGAGGGTCTGTACGACGTTTCGAGCGACGGGCGTGTGCGGAACGTTCGCCGGATGCGCGAGCTTTCGCCCGTTCCCGACACTTGCGGCTATCCAACCGTAAAGCTGAGCCGGAACAGTGTCGAGACCCGCCACAGCATTCACCGCTTGGTCTGCCGCGCGTTCCACGGACTGCCCTTTGCGGGCGCTCAGGTTGCACACCTGAATGGCAATCCATCAGACAATCGCGTCGAGAACTTGAAATGGACGACGTGCGCCGAGAACAGCAGCCACAAGACAATGCACGGCACTCGCCAAAGCGGGTCGCAGAATGGTCGCGCCAAGTACAGCGGAAAAGTGATTGAGACCGTCCGCGAAATGCATCGCGGCGGCTTCTCGGAAAAGAAGATCGCTGAACTGACAGGCGTGAGCAAGTCGCACGTCCATCGAGTCGTCGCAGGGGAGACGTGGAATGACTAGCTTCGCGTCTTCGTGCAAGCATCGCATCGCTATCGCAAGTTCACGCAATTCGAACCGGAGCGCCGATTGGTCCGGCGATGACCACTCCGGGGCAGCCCGCCGCCCGTTACGCCGCCTTGATTGCGCGGTATCCGGCGGGAATCAGAATACGGGGACAGCCGGAGAGACGGCACGCCATATTTCGCATCGCCACCTCCGCCTGATCGTGGACCGCAATCCGCCGCCGCTCGAAGCATTGCGTGAGTTGCAGCGCGAGCTCGATGAGCCGCGCACAAGCGAAGGCTGGTGGATCGTTTTTGGGGCGATCTCCTGCTTGGCGTGGCTCGCGTTCTTCTTCCTCATGGGTTGGCTGTCATGACCAACTCACAGTCCAGCATGGGTGGGGGACAGGATATGGGCGTTCCGGCTTCGCCGTCGGGCTGCCAGC